TTGTACTGTCACGTTGCCACTGTTATTTGTGACTTGTATGGCATTGTTTCCTGGCGTTACGACAACACTAGTTTGTGCCTGTAAATCAGCAAAGAATTCAAATGCGTTTGGATCGTAATCCAATGTGTCGATTTCATTATATTCATAAATATTATGGATGATATTTCTAATAACATTTTGTCTAGTAACAAGCGCAGGGGGATTAATCCAAATTGGTATTTGAAAGAATAAACTAGCAATATCAATTTGATCCTCTATGCCTGATGGAATCGATCTACTGGTCCATTGAATATCAGTAAGTTCTACAGTAGTAATTGTAGTCCAGTCAACGGGATTGTCATTTTGTTGGATCTCCAGTGCTGGATTAAATAGAACTAATATTTGTTCAAGTAGTTGTAATTTCTGATCTGTATTTGATGTCCATATATCAACTTGCATATTTAATAGATATGGGACTGGCATTAATCTGCCTACGCTGTATCTATTTCCCTGTTCATCATTATAGGAACTACTTACAGGATCCCATTGTCTTTCATTTACCTTAACAGTGTCACTAAAAAATGGCTCTTGTAATCTTTGTCTGTCGGGTTGCAAACTTTGGATATATGAAGAAATAAATGGTGCAGAATTTACGATATTTTCACTATTGCCCTTCATGATAGTTGCAGCCATACGCGATACATCGCCATATCGACTTGGCACCTTGATATAGTAATCACTTGTCCCGTCATTTAATTTTTTGCCAGTTTTGACATTAAAGCCACTGAATATACGAATAAACTGAAGCAAGTAGCGTCTTACTTGTTCATCATAAAAGTGTAGTTGTCTTAAATCTGCCATTTTTAATCCAATCCATATTGTAATTTGTGATTTACAGTGAATATTTTTGTCATACTATTTTTCTTAGTCTATTCTGGGTTTAATTGCTTTGGACAAATTAACACGTGATTTGATCTCTGTGCCATCATCTAATGTAACTATTCCATCATTATTAATAAATTTATGATGTAGATAGTTTCCAACTTGCCAAGAACCATCGTCGTCTTCTATTTTGTACCATTTATTATCCCTGTACTGAAATAATCTCTGTGGTGAATAATCTGTTCTTAGAAAAAATGCGTTATCATCTGGATATTGTGGAAAAGATATTCCTGTATCAACAGTTGAAAAATCTACATCGCTAGGATGTGCCGAGCCTTCTACTGCATATTCCAAATTGTTCTTTCTATAATCATAATATTTACCAGGAACATTTTCTTGAGCCTCTTGAATTATAGCTTCATTAATGTTAAGCTCTTTATTGTACGTTGATAATAAGTTTTTTAGATCATTTACTTCTTCGCCAGTTCCAAATATATCAGAGTACTCTTGTGTGTCCTGTAATTGTTTACAGCGAATACGCCAAATGTGTGGCCACCAACCTGGATCAAATCCCTCAGATGATTTTGATCCTTCTTGGACTACCCAATATTGATTTACTGCATCTGCTTCTTCATCAAGTAATAAATCTTCCCGCATATGCGGAAGTTCTATGACATCGCCTGTCATTAATTTACGCCCTATACGTTCTACCATATCATTGATATGTACTTGGAATATACTTTGGTCAGTTCCTAAGAACATACCAAATTGTGATAAATCAAAATCTTGGTCGCTAACTGTATATGTGCCTCGTAATTCGAATATTGTAGTTTCATATTTTCTATCACGATTTTCCATAAACAGCAGATCCTGTATAGGAGGATTTGCTGGATCATAGTTTGGATCAGTTTCATCTACTGATCCTACATATTTGTGCACAAGTAATGCTGTACCGCCATGTTCAAAATGTGCTTTCACCATTTTGTCAATGAACTTATAGTCATTACCTTTGCGTGGGTTCCATAAACTTAATCTTGGCATCATTTTTTCCTTGACTTCTAATTGTATTTATCATATAGTAGTACTAACACAAGGAGAATTTAATGATATATGATGGAACACTACTAATACGAAACGTAATCAACCCTACGACTATTGCGCAATTTAAGATGTGGGCTACTAATCCAGAGCGTTATCATCGTGGCAATGGAATCGATGGTATATATTATAGCGAGCATGATGGCGAGCGAGAGTACGATGTGTGGTGGACAACCCAACCGCCTAGAGAAATGTGGGAACCAGTTGTTTGGCAATTATATGATTCGATAACCCGAATGTTTAATAATAAAGAATGGGATATACATGTAGTTGATTGTATTTCAACTCGCCCATCATCAAATAAAATATATGCCCATATTGATACTCCATATCGTTTTGCTGAATTCGCTGAAAGTAATGAAACTCTTGGTGTACAAATTATTATTCCACTAGACAAATTCACGTTAGAGAATGGAGGGACTTCTTATCTGCCTGGTTCTAGTCTAGAGAGAATAAATTATAAAGATATAGAAGAAAATCGAGAACATTATAATCAGAGATTAATAAATGAAGGACAACAATTACTTGCAAATCCCGGAGACGTATTGATGTACGATGGCAGAACTTTACACAGTACCATGCCCAACAACTCAACTGAATTTCGTAGTGCATTACTAATAAATGTACTCAAGTCTGATATTATTCCAAGAGTAAAAGAACTCGACTGTAATACTGATTTTGTTAAAAATTAATAAAAAACTTGACAAATCATTATAAAAGTATATACTAATATTAAATAGGGTTAAGGAGTGATTCGAAATGGTAGCAACTTTAAAACGTAAGAAATCTAAGCCTACAAGAACGCCCAAGTTTGTAGATGAAAAATATACTGGACCAGAACCAGAGTGGCTGTATGCAGAAGACATGACAGCAGAACAATATTATAAGGAGCGATGCCGGACTGCTTTTTATTATAACTATTTCTTTACACCTAAAGACGGAAAGCCTTGGATAATTGATTGGATGAAGCGCAACGAATATACAAAAGAACAAATTTCCGCTATTAAAAATCTGGGTGATACTTGGATTCCAATGACAGTGTGTTCATATGCAAGGGCACTAGTAAAAGGTATGCCCATAAATCATGATGGTATTTCTGATTATCTAGCAACATTACCAGGTGTGGGCAGTAACGTAATGCGTGATGCAGATATTTATGTTAAGGAAAAACTAGAATTACTTATTGAAAAAGGTATGCAAGTCACGATTGAAAAGCAAGAAGTAGCAAAAGCAAAAGATATTCCACGCCCATCAATACAGCAATTATTGCGTGACAAATCGGCTCAAATGTCAGAAGAAATTGATAAATTTGTAGATTATTTTGATTACAAATCTTCCACACTTAAACAGTTTGATCCACTTAAAATACTAAGAAAAGCAGAAGCAAAAGGCAATCATGCTAAAGTAATCAAGTCATTTTATGAAGCAGAATATGAAGAATATGATGAACTTCTTAATCCTCCGAAACGTATGAATGATGCAAAAAAAGAAGATTACGAACAACTTAAAGAAGGATTCAAGCATCTTAAAAAAGATCAAATAAAAAACACATGGGCAATGTATCGTAATATTTTAGATGCGTGTGATATGATCATTCAGGAAAGTAAAGTAAATCGTGTTCCTCGTAAAGCCAAACCACAGAATAAAGAAAAGATCGTATCTAAGGTGAAGTATTGCAAGCAAGATACTTCAACTAAGAGTGTGAGCCAGAAACCATTGGATTGTTTAGATGCACAGGCAATCATGGTATATAATACAAAGACACGTAAGTTGGGTATGTATTATCCTGCAGATAAAAACTCATTGTCATTTAAAGGAACAACACTTATTAACTTTGATGAAAAAAAGAGTGTTCAAAAAACTATGCGAAAACCAACAGAACAGGTATCTATGTTCAAAAAGGTTGCAAAGCGATCACTACAGAAAGAGTTTAGTGCAGTTAAGAGTGTTGAGACAAAAATGAATGGACGATTTAATGAACAAACGGTGATACTACGGATTTTTTAGTTTCTGATAAATACTGTATATCGGAGATAAATTATGCCTGAAACCAGAAACAAAATTAAGAATGATGTGATTAAACAAATCAGACTATTGCTTGGCGATGGAATGATTGATATAGAATTGGATCCAGAGCATTATGATGTTGCATTGGATATTGCCCTTTCTAAAATAAGACAACGCTCGGAAAATGCAGTTGAAGAAGATTTTTACGCATTAGAATTAAAAGAAGATGTAGCGGAGTATACGCTACCGGAAGAAATCACAGAAGTAAAACAAATATGGAACCGTTCGTTCGGCAATGGAGTTTCTGGCGGTGTTGACATGGATCCTTTTGAATTAGCATATGCAAATTCATATTTCTTTCTTAATAACCATATTGGTGGTGTTGCAACATTTGATTTCTTTACTCAGTATCGTGAAACTTTAAATAAAGTAGCAGCAACTGATATTATGTATATTTGGAATCCAGTTACAAAAAAATTAAAACTATTAAGAAAAATGAGAGCCGATGCATTAGTTCTTATTCACGTACATGTTGAACGTAACGACGAACAATTATTGGTTGATCCATATTTAAAATCTTGGCTGAGAGACTATGCACTCGCATACTGTAAACGTATGTTAGGCGAAGCACGTGGTAAATTTTCATCATTGCCTGGAGCACAAGGCGGCGTGACACTAAATGGTGCGGAAATGAAAGCAGAAGCAGATGTCCTAATTGATAAACTTGAATTAGAACTTGCGACATATGTAGATGGTTCTGCACCGTTAGGATTCATAATTGGATAAGTGTTTAAAACAGACATTCAATTTAAATATGAAAAATATCACAAGTTAGCGATAACTATAATATATCACAATAAATAAATTTGTTATGACATTAGATGAACTTAAAAAACTGAATGAAGTGTTTTTTGCAGTCAAGGGACACTTATTTCCAGGATCATACTCTACAAACGAGATGCGTAGTGTATACGAGTCGTATATTAGACGTTTATGGGGAAACCATGAACGAATGGTAAATTCAAATGATGATTTTGAAAAGGTGTGGAATAATCGCACATCATGGTTATACCCAATATCTGAGATTGATGATGATGATGATGATATTTTATATGTAGCACATTTAGGTTACGATTAGACTTGACAATATATTAATACAATGTTATATTACTCTATATAAAGAATCATAGAGGAATATAGTATGGGTAATCATAAACTATTAGTTATTGGTCACGGCAGACATGGAAAAGATACCGTGTGTGAATTTTTACGCGATGATTATGGTTATTCTTTTGAAAGCAGTTCACAGTTTTGCTCGAAACTATTCATTTATGATAACCTAAAAGATAAGTACGGATACACGTGCGAAGAAGATTGTTACGCAGATCGTCATAATCATCGTGAAGAATGGTATAATGCTATATGTGATTACAATATTCCTGATGCTGCCACACTCGGTAGAGAAATGTTTGATTCATATGACATATATTGTGGATTAAGAAACAAACGTGAGTTCTTTGCTATGAAAAATACTGGTGTATTTGATTATGCGATTTGGGTTGATAGAAGTATGTATTTGCCGCCCGAGTCTAAAGACTCTATGAGTCTTGAACAATGGATGGCAGATTACACTATTGATAATAATGGTGATTTATCAGAATTAAAATTTAACTTAGACCAATTAATGCGCTATATAGCATAGTTATAAAACAATTGTCTATGTAGTTAATTCAAAAATACGCATTTTTCTGTATATTTAATAAATACTCTTAGCAAACAAATATATGTTTTTATAAGGAGAAACAGAATGGCGACATTAGTATCCCCAGGTGTATCAGTGATGGTTACGGACGAATCTCAGTACGTATCTGCAACACAGGGTACCCTACCGCTAGTTGTAGTAGCAACAGCATCAAACAAAACAGACGGTTCAGGAACAGCATTAGCAGCAGGCACAATTCCAGCAAATTCTGGCGTTGCATATCTAGTTTCTTCACAACGTGAATTAGTAGAAACTTTTGGAGAACCAAAGTTTTATGAAGTAGGCGGTTCAGTAGTACAGGGTTCTGAAACAAGTGAATATGGACTACTAGCAGCATATCAATATCTAGGTGTTTCAAATAATGCTTATATTATTCGTGCAGATATTGATCTAGCAGAATTAGAAGCAAGCACCGAAGAACCATCTGGTGTTTTAG